AGGACTCACGTTCCAATGCAATTAAGTCATGGAAGAAATCTCATATGGAGCGTGGATCTGCAATGGAAGAAGCTGAGAATCTTGACGAAGCCGGCACCGGTCTACTAATGTCGTACATCAAGTCAAAGGGATTAGATCCAAGATTAATGGATGGAAATCAAAAGTCTGCTTATTCTAGATCAAGTGAATTCAGAATTTTCAAAAATCGCCACGTAAAAGAAGTATCCGGAATGGGTGAACGTGGTGATGACTGGAACGAAGAAAAGAAAGCCGTCAAAGAAGCAGTTGATGCTAAAGACACCGTAACGATGGATATTCCATTGTTGATTCGTGTGCTTGAATATGCGCGTGAAGATGCAAAAACTGACATGGACTTACATAAAGTTGTTGAGAATTTAATCAACATGCGCGGCGAAGGTTCCTTGTCAATGGACATGTATGATAAGATTGTTGCTATCAAAGAAGAAATTGAAAAACTTGGTGAAGTTTATGATATTGAACATATGAAATATATAAACACCAAAGAAGGTGACAAACATTTTGAAGATGGCCATGCAACCATGATGAAACATATTGGTGACGAATTTCAAAAAGTAAATGCTAAACGATATGCTCATAATGCTTTCAAAGAAAATCCTCACAAAAAAGGAACTAAAGAACATAAGGCTTGGCATCATGGCGCCGATGCGGCCAGAGATGAACACATTGGTAGTTTACAAGAAGCGGCAAAGTGGCGTTCAACTTTAGTAGCAAAGAAAGTTACTGATCCTGATGATCCTCAAGATAGTGTTGCTCATGATTATCACTACGATAATCCTAAATCAACAGGTATGAAAAAAGCCACCTCAGACACGCCAGAAAAATATGGTAGTCTTTCTGCAAGACCTGGGGCACAAGTTGCTTCACAGGGAGTTAGGAAAGGAATGATAACTAAACAATTTGCTAATAGATTGAAAGATAGAATTAAATCAAATTTGAATAAAGAAGATGTGGAACAAGTTGATGAAATGAAAAAACAAAATGATAATATGGAAATTGATGACCGTATTACCAGAGAAGATTTACGTCAATGGTTCAGCAAGTCACATCCAGAAGGCGATTGGAAAAGAATTAATTCTAAAGGTGAAGTAGCTGGTCCGTGCGCCCGAGAGCCAGGTGAACCAAAGCCAAAATGTATGTCAAAAGAAAAACGCGCACAGTTAAGTAAAAGTGAACGGGCTGCCGCTGTTGCTGCAAAGCGTAGACATGATCCAGTAGCCGACAGAGCAGGTAAAGGTGGTAAACCCGTTAATGTTTCTAATTATGGAAAAGGAAAACTTGGTGAAGCATCTTCACCAGCACAACAAGCTGCTATCGCTATTGCAATGAAAAAAGCAGGAAAGAAGCCAAAGAATGAAGAAGTTGTAGATGAAGCTTGCTGGGATACACATAAACAAGTTGGCACCAAAATGAAAGGTGGCAAAGTAGTACCAAACTGTGTTCCAAAAAATGAAGAAGTTGAACACCTTGAAGAAAAAAATAAGCCAACGAATCCTGGATTGTGGTCAAGAGCAAAAGCAATGGCTCGTTCTAAGTTTGATGTTTACCCATCAGCATACGCGAATGGTTGGGCATCAAAATGGTACAAATCAAAAGGTGGCGGTTGGAAATCTGTCAAAGAGGATACTGTACAAGAGGGAATTTATGGAATTCAAGATTCGCCGCTGTCAGCAACAAATTCTGTAAAAGCTATGGAATCAACTGGTCGTAAGAAGCAAATGACAAAATCGGCTAGAATGATTAAATCAATCTACAAGAAGAAAAATGTCAAAGAGACAATGTATGATTGGGAAAAATCAGAAAAGGGTGGCAAAGTTGTTGATGAGCCCACCGCAAAAGTTATCATGAAAGGTGGTACAACAATGACAGGAAAACCGCGTGACACAATTGAAATTGAGCCTGTATTGAGAACCAAACTTAATAGACCAGCTGGTACAAATCCTAGCGCATAATAAATAGTAAATAGAATTCTTTCAAGGAGAAAAAGAAAATGTCAACAGCTTTCTGGACAATGACAGATGCAAACACCGGTGTTCCAATTTATGCGGGTACCGCACTAAACTTGGCACCAACACGCGCAAATGCTAATGTAATTTTTGCTAATGCTAATGTTGCACAAGCATTTAGTGAAGCCGTAGGTGTTTATGGTGTAGATACACAAGAAGCAACTAACACACAGGTTACACCTGCTGCAACACGAATGGCACATGCTGGTTGGGTTCAAAGAACTGCCGGTATGGGACCAGTTTTAACCATTAGAGCAAATGCTAGTTCTTATGGAACTAACAGTTTCGTAACATTCTCAAACGGTGGCACAGGTAACACAGCCGCCAATGCAACTGTTGCTGTAGCATCTAATGGACTTATTCAAACTGTTACATTGAATTCTGGTGGTTTGTATATCACAACACCAACAGCAAGACCTGTAAGCGGAAATGCAGCATTCACATTGACAATGGGTGGGCGTGCAAACCGCGCACAATATGAAACATTAGTTGCAACCGGAAGTATCACCGGTAACGGCGCAGTTATCGTATAATAAACGGGCGGATTTTTCCGCCTTTTTTTATGTTTGATGATTTGACTGAAGACAATTTTATATTATATGCTATGAAAGCATATAGCTCGCCACACTGTATTATGAGTGAGTTTGAGAGCGACCTAAAAAGAACAAAATACTTAAAAAGACTTTTTAGGCGCTACAAAATCACAAAAGGATTAAAAGAACGATTGATATTAAATCATATCATACTTCTTTACAATGTCTTTAATGCAGAAGCAGCTACAAGAATATTATTCTTTCGTATTGATGAAAAAGATTATGATATATTAAAGACATTTTTAATTTATCTAAATTACATGCCAGACAAGGTGAAAGGTATAAATGGAAAAGATATAATATCTTCCGATATACTCATTGATATGAATGTTGCAGAAATACTAAGAAAAATATGAAATCATTCAAACAATTTATTTTAGAAGATGGCCCGGCTGTGCCCGGACCCACAAACGTTGTTAGTGGTGGCGCAATTGCTGGTACTGGTGAAAGAGGCGGTGAGCCAGGCGTTTACATGAAACGTAAACGTGCCGTTGTGGTTCAACCAATGCAAAAACGTAAAACACCAAAGATGTAAAATGTGGATATTACAGTGGCTACCTGATTGGATTTTCTACGCAATTCTTACACTAGGCATACTAGGGTTTATCATCACCTATTTGCTTAAGTTCATACCAATTCCTGGTTTATACATGTATAAGACACCTATACAGGTTGTGTCTTTAATTTTTATTGTTGTTGGTGTTTATATGTCTGGTTCAATTGCAAATGAACACGCATGGCAAGCAAGAGTAAAAGAATTAGAAGTAAAACTTGCAGCAGCAGAAGCCGAAGGTGCAAAAGAGTCTGTAAAAATTGTTGAAAAGGTTGTTACTCAACAAAAAGTAATAAAAGAAAAAGGTCAAGAAGTAATCAAATATGTTGATCGTGAAGTCGTAAAATATGATACTAAGTTTTTGCCTGGTGGTGAATGTGAGATACCAAAAGAATTTTTAAAAGCACTTAATGAAGCAGCCAAAGCACCTGAGGGTGGTGTTTGGGGTCTGGAGAAAAAGAAATGAAATATCTTGTTGTCTTGATTGCATTCTTTCTAACAGGTTGTGCTACCGTTTCTGTTCCAGTTAAAGCAAAGTTTCCTATTATGCCGGACACTTTACTTGTTAAATGCCCACAATTAGAACAAATAAAAGAAGATGCAAAATTGAGTGACATAAGTAAAGTTGTTGCAGGTAATTATACAACATATTATGAGTGTGCAGTGAAGCATGATGCGATTGTTGAGTGGTACAAAATTCAAAAAACGATTTATGAAAGTGTAAAATAATGGAACTCACAAAAGATCAACTTAAAAAATTGTTACCAAAAAATCCATATATTGATTATTGGCACAATGCTTTATCAAAATTGTTACCAGATTATGAAATCAATACACCTCAGCGTATAGCGGCATTCATTGCACAATGCGCCCATGAGTCTGGTAATTTTATGGTACTGCAAGAAAATTTAAATTATAGACCAGCCACACTTAGAAAGATATTTCCAAAGTATTTTCCAACAGATGAATTGGCAAACCAATATTGTTCACGACCAAACAAACAAGAGGCTATTGCAAACAAAGTTTATGCAAGTCGCATGGGTAACGGAGATGAGGCTTCGGGTGATGGCTATCGTTATCGTGGTCGCGGGCTTATTCAATTGACAGGTAAAGACAACTACTCTTTCTTTGCCGGTTCTTTAAGCATCAGTGTTGAAGAAGCAGCAGAATATATGGCAACATTTGAGGGTGCAGCACAATCCGCATGTTGGTTCTGGGAAACCAATAATCTAAATCAATGGGCAGACAAAGGTGATATTGTAACATTAACAAAACGCATCAATGGTGGTACCATTGGGCTTGATGATCGTATTAAACATTATGAACATGCACTACACGTTCTAGGAGTTTAATATGATTAATGATAGAAAACTATTCTTATCATTATTAGTTTTAATAGTTTTACCATTAGGCTTGGCTATATTTGGCGGTGATAGATATCGATATCCATGCCAAGACCCTGCAAATTGGGAAAAAGAAATGTGTAAGTTTCCTCAATGTGATGTTAACAGAACTTGTCCAGAACATATATTTAAAGGTCAGCGTGATCCAAGATTAGGTCCGCCACCAACTAGAGTTGAACCAATGAGTCAGGCACCGGCACCTGCTGCTTGCCCAACACCCGTACAAGGAGCAAATTGTGGAAAATAATACATTCATTTATACAGAAGAACAGTTGATGGCGCGCCTGAAATTCTTCATTGGTGTTTGCCTCGCGCTCACACTGACGGGAATTGTTTTCGTTGTTCTCTATTCAATCATTTTCGTGACACAACCATTGAATGCAATTTCACCTATTGACCAAAAATTCTTTGAGTTGATTATTCCTATTGCAACCTTCTTGACAGGTACATTATCAGGTATTATGTTGGCTGGTGTTAAGAAAGAAGATCAAGAAGCAATGCTTGCTGCGAACAAACAAGCACAGGAAAACTTTGCTGAAACAAAGAAAGCAATGACTGCTCCACCAAAAAAGGAACCAGCATTTGATTTCTCTTTACCTGGCGTTCCTATGGGTGGTGGTATTACACCGGCGGCCGCACAAGATTCACCACCACAAATTGTAACTGGTTTTGGTGGTAAACCAGCACCGGCACAAGCACCACAACCACTATTATGATATACGGATTATTGAACGACAGTCACAATGGCACACTGAGTAGCAAGAGAGTTGTTACATTTCTTGCTTTCTTATTGTGTGGTGTTGCTTTTATTGCCAATTTGTTCTGGGGGTTTGAAGTAAAACAATTCATGTTTGATAGCATGATATATCTAACAATGGTCGGACTTGGTGTCACAGCATCTGAAAAATTTGCACCAATAAATAAAGAAACAAAAAAGGGGATACTATGAAAAAAATTATTCTATCACTATTCATTTCAGCAGCATCACTTGGTCTGACAACTTCAGTCTATGCAGAAGCAAAAGAGACCAAAAAAGTTTGTGTTGATGTAAAAGACAAAGAAGGTAAACCCGTTAAAGATGCAAAAACAGGTAAAGTGAAACAGAACTGTAAAGAAATGATAGTTCACAAGAAACTTGAAGGCACGAAAGTTCCGGAGAAAAAATAAATGGCATCAACCGTAGAAAGAATTGGTATTGTTGAAACAAAAGTTGAGAATCTAAACGAAAAGTTAGATGAACTCAAGGCTGATGTTAAAGACGTACATGAATGTTTGGACAGAACAAGAGATGATCTAACATCAAAACTTGACGAGATGTACCAGGCTTCGTGTACACAACATGCCGAACTAGCCAACAAAATAAATGGGCTGGAAAAAATCAGAGAGAAGATAGTCTGGTCGGTTGCCGGTGCCGTAGCTTTTGGTGGTATAATTATTGGTCATTTGGATAAAGTTGTTGCCTTTATGAAGTAAACACCCTATAATACGGTGTAAACTTTATATTTTTTTGTTATGTCCATTTTTATTGATCGCAAGTACCTCAAACTCATCTCTCCAAAATTAAACAGGTTCACTCAGAAAAAAGAGGACCTGTTTAATTTCCGTTGCCCGTTTTGCGGCGATTCTCAAAAAAATAAATTCAAAGCTCGCGGTTATGTTTATCGCAAAAAGAATGACTACTATTACAAGTGTCAGAATTGCGGTGTCGGGCATACGATGTATAATTTTATCAACTTGATTGATTCAAATTTGCTCAAAGAGTATGCAATGGAACGCTATACAAATGGAGAAACCGGAAATCAAAATTATCCTAAACCAAAAGTGATTGAACATAAATTTGAAAAACCTGTATTTAGAAAAAAGAAACAATTAAATCTACCAAAAATCAGTGAATTGCCAATAGATCACTATGCACACCAATATTGCATAGGACGAAAAATTCCATCGGATACATATGATAAACTATATTATGCTAACGACTTCAAAATTTTTATTGATGAAATTCTTCCAGACCATGGTAAAGATTTGAAGTCTGATGATCCAAGATTAATTATTCCATTTTATGATGAAGATGGCTCACTACTCGCGGTACAAGGCCGTTCTCTACGCGATTCAAAAATTCGTTACATAACAATTAAGTTAGCAGAAGACAGTATAAAAATTTTTGGGCTTGACAAAGTAAACAAAGAAAAAAAAGTTTATGTCACTGAAGGACCAATTGATTCTTTATTTCTGAAAAATGCCGTTGCGACAGCAAATGCTAATTTATTGAATGCTGTAAATTTTATATCAAAAGATAAACTTGTTTTAATCTTTGACAATGAGCCTAGAAACAAAGATATATGCCGAATTATGGAAAAGGCAATTGATGAACATTTTCAAATTTGTATTTGGCCAGAAATGATTGAGGAAAAAGATATTAATGAAATGATACTAGCTGGATTTACTTCTGAAGAAATTTCTGATATAATTGATAAAAACACTTTCGTAAACTTAAGAGCAAAAATGGAATTTATAGGATGGAAAAAAGTATGAATGTAAAATTGGTTAATTACTCACAATCCGCTGATGGTAAAAATTTACTTGAACAAATTGCATATGTGGCGCGTGTATCAAATCCAGCAAATCAAAATAATGATGCTACTGCGGAAAAACTTGTAAGATACTTGATTAAACACAAACACTGGTCACCCCTAGAAATGGTTAGTGTATGTCTTGAAATCAGTACTACCAGAGATATTGCAAGACAAATTTTGAGGCACCGTTCTTTCAGTTTTCAAGAATTTAGCCAGCGTTATGCAGTTGCTGATTTGGGTTGGGATTATAAACAGGCAAGAATGCAAGATTTTAAAAATAGACAGAATAGTGTAGAACTAGATATGGGCAATGATGATGATAGGCGAACTGCATGGATGTGGTCTGCATTACAAGAAAAAGTGGTACACACAGCGATGGATACTTACAAATGGGCTATTGAAAATGGTATTGCAAAAGAACAAGCCAGAGCCGTATTGCCAGAGGGTATCACATTATCTAAAATGTATATGAACGGAACTCTGCGTTCGTGGGTTCACTATATAGAACTCAGGAGCGAAAAAGGTACACAAAAAGAACACCGTGAAATCGCAATGGCTTGTGCTGATGCAATTGAACCAATTTTTCCAATGATTAAGGAATATGTAAATGTACAATGATGTGAAGACTTTTATTGAAGCATGTGAGCAAGAACGCAATGAAAAAAACATCGTGCTATATAAGAACCTTATTCGTGAAGAATTTGATGAATTTGTCAGAGCATATCTAGAAAACAACGAAGAAGAACAACTTGACGGATGTATGGATTTAATTTGGGTTCTTCTTGGATTCTGTTACATGAAAAATTATGATGTTGAAGGTGCATGGAATGAAGTTGCTCGTTCTAATCTCTCCAAGATTGATTCAACAACAGGCAAAGTGAATAAAAGAGCAGATGGTAAAGTACTGAAGCCTGAAGGTTGGTCACCACCAAATCTAAAACCGTTTGTAAAAAAATAAGGACTAAAATGGAATATATGGGCATTAAAATTGATTTGGAGAGAGACAAATTATTTGACGATCTTGGAATCAGGCGTTTAAAAGAATCTTATATGAAAGAGGAAGAAAATTCTCCTCAAGAAAGATTCGCATTTGTTTCTGCAAAGTTTGGTTCAAATCCGGAACACGCACAAAGATTGTATGAGTATTCATCCAAACATTGGTTGTCATATTCTACACCAATACTTTCATTTGGGCGTTCAAAGAAAGGTATGCCCATTTCTTGCTTCTTAAATTATATTGAAGATACTGCGGAGGGTCTAGTTGATAATCTATCTGAAACTAATTGGCTTAGTATGTTGGGTGGTGGTGTCGGTATCGGTTTTGGTATCAGGTCTTCTGATGACAAATCAACTGGTGTCATGCCACACCTCAAAATTTATGATGCGTCCTCGTTGGCTTACCGACAAGGTCGTACTCGCCGAGGCAGTTACGCTGCTTATCTTGACATATCTCATCCTGATCTTATCCCTTTTCTAGAAATGCGTAAGCCAACGGGTGATCCAAATGTACGGTGTTTAAATCTACATCATGGCATTAACATCACCGACGACTTTATGCAACTCATTGAAAATTGCATGATTGATCCTAATGCATCTGATGATTGGGAACTTAAAGACCCACATTCTGGTGAAGTACGTGAAGTTGTTTCGGCTAAACATCTTTGGCAACAAATTCTAGAACTGCGTATGCACACGGGTGAGCCATACATTCACTTTATTGATACAAGTAACAAACACCTGCCACAATTTCTAAAAGATAAAGGATTGAAAGTACATCAGTCAAATCTTTGTTCCGAAATTATTCTTCCTACAAACGAAGAACGCACTGCGGTGTGTTGCCTGTCTTCTCTCAACTTGGAGTATTATGATGATTGGAAAAATGACGGACTTTTTCTTCGGGACGTTGCCGAGATGCTTGATAACGTTCTACAGTATTTCATTGATAATGCTCCTGATAGCATATCACGCGCAAGATATTCTGCTTCTATGGAACGCTCTATTGGTGTTGGTGCCCTCGGCTTCCATGCACTACTACAAAAGAAAAACGTTGCATTTGAAGGTGTGATGGCAAAAGTTTTAAACAATCAAATATTCAAACACATTAGAGGTAAATTGGATGAAGCGAATATTCAACTCGGTTTGGAACGTGGTGAAGCACCCGATGCTAAGGGTAGTGGGCAGCGTTTTAGTCATCTTATGGCTATCGCTCCAAATGCTTCTTCGTCTATCATTATGGGAAATACTAGCCCTAGCATTGAGCCTTATCGTGCTAATGCTTACCGTCAGGACACTCTATCGGGCTCATTTCTGAATAAGAATCGTTGGCTTGATAAAGTGATTAGAGATCATCTATCTTTAGAAGAAGGGATGGATTCTGGAAAATATTCAGACATATGGTCTTCAATTATTGCAAATGATGGTTCTGTGCAACATCTAGATTGGATGGACGAAAACACGAAAGAGGTGTTTAAAACTTCAATGGAAATTGACCAACGTTGGGTGATTGAACATGCTGCTGATCGTCAACAATATATTGACCAAGCACAATCTCTGAATGTGTTCTTTAGACCAGATTCGCATATCAAATATATACATGCTATTCACTTCATGGCATGGAAAAAAGGATTGAAGACGTTGTATTACTGCCGTTCCGAAAAGTTGGCCAAAGCTGATAAGGTCTCTAAGAAAATTGAACGTAAAGTAATTGAAGAAATTGATATGTCACAAATTGCACAAGGTAATGACTGCATCGCTTGCGAGGGTTAAATGGCACACATTATTGCAAACTTACCTGTTGTCAAATGCTTTGTTCGTAAAGAATATTTGTATGACTTTGAAAAAGGCTTTGATGAACTAGAGCCTTGCTGGTGGGTCAGTATTAAATCATTAAGAGGACAAGCATTTCGTATTGAATCATATTTAAATCAGTATGGTGCATTATATGATAAACTACCGATTAGTGCATACTGTTGGAAACCAATTGAAGGTGAACCATTATCATTAGACTATTTGCAATTGTGGGACAGTTTGAGTTATGATATCACAGTGTTGAAGAAGGCACAACTTCAATCAATGAAATGTAAATTCAAATTGAAAGATGGTGGTTGGATGTATGGTGAATATATGTTCACAGTAGATTCGGCTCATCCAGACTTTAATGTTATAGATACAGGTTTCTCTGAAGATGTAGAAGACCACAAGTCATATAACTTTATTAAATGTGATAATGGACAATTTGCCTGTCAGCCTAATAATAGAATGATTGTGTTTGAACCTTCTAGTAACCCTAGAGAACTAAAATATCCTGATTTCAAAGTATCAACCAAAAGGTGGTCTGTTGAAACTGAGGCTAAATGGGCACTTGGTGATACAGACACCTTTATGTACGAAAGAAAAGAGTAATGAAATACAAAAGCATATTCATTAGTGATGTGCATTTGGGTACCAATGATTGTAAAGCCGAGTTATTAAATAATTTCTTAAAACATAATTCTTGTAAAACTTTATATCTTGTAGGTGATATATTGGATGTTTGGCGTATTCAACAAAATAAGTGGCGATGGAAACAAAGCCATACGAATGTCGTTAGACGGGTATTAGGTCACGCCAAGCGTGGTACAAGAGTGATATATGTGGCAGGAAATCATGATGAATTTCTTAGACCATTAATGCCATATAATATTGGTTTTGGTAATGTGGAGATTATGAATCAGTGTGAGCATATTGGAGTTGATGGTAAAAAATATCTGGTCATACATGGTGATTTGTTTGATGGTATCAGTAGATTGGCTCCTTGGTTAACTATATTGGGTGATAAAGCATATGACTTTGTTTTATGGTTAAACAATAAGTTCAATTGGTGGCGACACAAGTTTGGTTTTGGTTATTGGAGTCTAAGCCAATTCTTAAAGGGTAGAGTTAAAACTGCGGTCGATTTTATATTCCAGTTTGAGAAAAATTTAGTTTCTTACTGCAAAAAACGCAGTTATGATGGAGTAATATGTGGCCACATACACAAAGCTGAAATAAAAGAGATAGATGGAACAATATACATGAATGATGGTGATTGGGTTGAATCGTGCAGTGCATTAGTTGAACATATAGATGGCAGATGGGAAATAGTTTACTGGAAGGACTTAATATATGTGGACACTAATACTGATAGCGGTGCATATAAACAATCCCAGTGATGTTCCGGGTAGAATAAATTTACAATTTCAATCACAACAACATTGTGAGCAGGTTTTACAATCAATGACATATTGGTTGAAGTTTGAAAAATTTAAGGTTGAAGGAAAATGTCAAAAACAATGAAACTTTCAGATAAAATTACAATCGTTGTGCCTTGTAAAAATGAAGAAAATTATATTCATCATTTACTGGAATCGTTGCGCTTACAGGGAATTGAAAATACTAGAATTATCATAGCCGACTGTTCGACAGATAATACTAGACAGGTTATAAAAGACCACAGTTCTTTTTTGAATATCGAAATCATTGAAGGTGGTCCAGTTTCGGTTGCCAAGAATAATGGTGCTAAATTAGTTACAACCCCCTACATATTATTCATTGACAGTGATGTGAAATTTTTTTCATACACAGTTATAAAAGATTGTGTTCAAGAAATAGAAAATAAAGAATTGGATTTGATTGGTTTAAATATAAAATGTTATGATGATGATATTAGAGCGCAAATTGGATTTATGTTATTCAATGCAATTAATAATATAATGAAATATAAGTTACCATTTGCTGTAGGTGCCTTTATGTTAACACGCACAGATAAATTCAGAGAATTTGGTGGGTTTGCTGAAAAATATGAAACAAGTGAGGATTTCTTTTTGTCTAAAAAATATGATGTTAAAAAATTCAAGTTGATGAATCATTATTTTGGTCAAGATAGCAGAAGGTTTAAAAAGATGGGTTACACAGGCATGGCTTGGTATCTCATTAAAAATTTTTGGAACCGTAACAACGAAAAACACTGGAATAATATAGATTATTCCAAATATTGGAAATAAAAAGGAAAAAAATGAAAAAACTATTACTAACACTACTATTCGTTCCCTTAATTGCATTTGCACAGAAAGAAAAAGCTGGCGCAACCTATGATGTTATACTCACAAGAGTTATCGATGGTGATACTGTAGCATTTCAGGCTAACTGGTTACCTGACCCACTTAAAAAAGAATTATCAATCAGAGTTTTTGGTGTTGATACACCAGAAAAAGGACACAGAGCTAAATGTCCACAAGAAGATGCAAGAGGCCAAGCCGCAACCGCATTCACTAAAGATATGATTAATAAGGCACAAAAGCGACAAGTCATACTCATGGATTGGGACAAATATGGTGGTCGTGTATTGGGTGATGTATTACTAGACGGCAAAAGTCTCAGAGTTGCATTAATTACAAATGGTTTTGCTAGAGAATACTATGGCGAAGCCAAAACTTCATGGTGTTAATATGAAAAAGATTTTAAGATTTACTGCGTCATGGTGTCAACCATGTAAAATAATGACAACGATGTTAGAAGAAATTAAACCAAACATTCATTTTGAAGTTATTGATATTGATGTTCATCCGGAAATTGCCATGGAATTTGGGATTCGTTCCGTACCGACACTTATAATGATGGAAGAAACAATCGAAATGAAACGCACTACTGGCATCAAAACAAAAGAACAACTAACGGAGTGGCTAAATGCTTAAAAAAACGCAATTCAAATTAACCGATGAGAGAAGCAATTTTAAACCATTCAATTATCCATGGGCATATGATGCTTGGTTGAAACATGAACAAAGCCATTGGTTGCACACAGAAGTTCCAATGTCAGAGGATGTTAAAGATTGGAAAAAGCATTTAACAAATGAAGAAAAACAGTTCTTAACACACATCTTCCGTTTCTTCACTCAAGGTGATATTGATGTTGCTGGCGGCTATGTTAAAAACTATCTGCCATATTTTCCACAACCTGAAGTACGCATGATGTTGGCTGGCTTTGCTGCCAGAGAAGCATTACATGTTGCCGCATATTCACATCTGATTGAAACTCTTGGTCTACCCGAGACAACATACAATCAATTCTTAGAATATGAAGAAATGAGAGCCAAGCACGATTATGTCACCGACATTTCTTCAAAGAATGGAACAATAGAATCAACTGCAACACATATTGCGGTATTTTCAGCATTCACTGAGGGTATGCAGTTATTTTCGTCATTTATTATGTTATTGAATTTCCCACGCCAAGGAAAAATGAAAGGCATGGGTCAAATTGATACTTGGTCTATTGTTGATGAAACGATGCACGCCGAGTCTATGATTAAATTATTCAGAACATACATAGAAGAAAACAAAGAAATTTGGAATGACGAACTTAAAGGAAAGATTTATACAATCGCTGATAAAATGGTTCAGCTTGAAGATAAGTTTATTGATCTTGCTTTCTCCATGGGAGCTATGCCTGGTCTTTCTAGTGATGATGTTAAACATTACATCCGTTATATTGCTGATCGTCGCCTTATTTCTTTGGGTTTGAAAGGTATCATTAAGGTTAAAAAGAATCCATTGCCTTGGGTTGAAGAAATGATTAATGCACCTACGCACACAAATTTCTTTGAAAACAGAGCAACAGATTATGCTAAAGGTGCAACAAAAGGAACTTGGGATGAAGTGTGGGCTTAAAGGAGTAAAAAATGACCGATAAAATAATAACAGCAGATTGTGATAACTGCGAATCTTCTTTTGAAGTTGCTTATTCGGAGGAGTTAGTTTCTGAAGATATGCCAAACTTTTGTCCGTTCTGCGGAGAAGTCATTGAAAATATAGAAGAAGACTATATAGAAGACGATGACTTCGATGAGAATGAGGAATGGAAATAAATTGGAAATACAAAGGTAATGATTTCACCGAAACCGATATTGGAGACAATTACGGTTTCGTTTATCTAATTACAAACCTACAAACAGGCAAAAAATATATTGGTAAAAAATTCTTTTATTCCGCAAGAACAAAGGTAATCAAAGGTAAGAAAAAGCGGTATAAAACATTTTCGGATTGGCAAACTTACTACGGATCTAACACAGAACTTCAAAATGATGTTAGAATGCTATCAGAATCTTTGTTCAGCCGGGAAATAATACATTTATGCAAAACCAAAGGTGAATGTGGTTATCTTGAGGCAAAAGAACAATTTGATCGGCGTGTTTTAGAAACGAATGATTACTATAACACATGGGTAATGGTTAGAGTTAGGAAATCGCATATAAAGGCTTTCAATGAAAGAATTCTTACAAAACTTGGTGAATAAAGACTTTCATGGTCTAAACTTCTACAAGAATGAAAAAGGTGAGTTCACTGTCGATGGATTTGAATTTAAAAATTTTGGTGAAAAACTTTCGGGTTCCAGCCTTGGTGATTTATATGACATTATAATCTTTCAGGAAGAACCACCAAAGATGCCAGAAAGATTCAAAGCAATTTTAATATCTCCATTGGATTATGTTTCTAGAATGTTAGATGATGGTTTCTTAGGTGTCGTTGCAAAAGCCACGACAACCTCTGATGATTTTATGGGTGAAATATATGATGATATGTATGAGATGGTTTCTCATTACATTAAAATTTATGAGGAGAATATGAATGTTTCAAAAGTATGAACTTAAAGAGATGATGCAGAATTCCGTTACAACAGTTGTTTTCACAAAAGTTGACGGTACCGAAAGAGAAATGAATTGTACACTCTTGGCAGAATATCTACCAGAAAATCCTGTCGTGGATAAACAACAGTTGTTAACGGAGAGCTTGCCAAAAACAGAAAATCCTAATACACTATCTGTATGGGACTTGGATAACAACGGTTGGCGTTCTTTCCGAGTTGATTCTGTAAAATCTGTTATCCGAAAGACATGAGACACACCTCGTTAAAAGAATATGAAAAATCTATTTCGGGTGGAGAACCTACCTGGAAAGACGGTGAAAATTCTATCGTTAGAGCATTGAACTGGTACAATTACCATTTAGATTCTAAAGAGAGTAAAAAATTCACACTTTCATATCTCAAAGAAATTAAAGCAAATAAAAAAGATATTGATGCTTTGGAAAAAATTTCTGATGGATACTTCCAAAACTTAGGTTTCGTTTGCCGAATGAAATTGCGTGGCGCACCTATTTCCACAAAAAATGAAAAATGGATTGAAAATTTTATTGAACAATTAAAATCTAAAAACCAAAAAAATGAAGATAAGCCAGTACCAACGGTTTCCATTCAAGATAGAGTTGCTGAAAAAACAAAAACATACATTGCTGAAATTGAAGGTGCAATAGATGATTGTTTGTTTGTCAAAGACTTTACTTTGCTTGAACCATATGAATTCATGCAAACTTTGGGAATTAAAGCGGTACATGCTAACACAATTATAAAATTCTTTCAAAAAAGGCTAGATGAACTTTCTCTAACACAAAAAGACAAAGAACTGGCAGAAGGTTATTCCAATTTTAGTAAAAAGGAATTGAAAGAGTATACAAAACTTCTTGATAAAATTATTAATGATGCCAAAAAACTAGCACACAATGCTAAAGTTACAAGAGCGCCTAGAAAGAAGAAAGCTAAGCCAGTTGACAAGATTGTTTCCAAAATACAATACAAAAAGGAAGACAATGAGTATAAGATTGCTTCTATTAATCCTGTTGACATTGTGGGTTGTTCTCAGCTATGGTTATTTAACACCAAAACAAGAAAACTTGGAGTTTATAATTCCAAAGATGCAGACGGACTAAATGTCAAAGGAACAACCATCATTAATTTTGATGAAAATACCTCTGTACATGAAACTCTCAGAAAACCCGAAATAACTTTACCTGAGGTAATTAAATCAGGTAAGGTTGCACTCAAAAAGTTGTTACCTAACATCGACGCTATTGAACAAGCCGTGACA